ATCTCCGTTGATGAGATAGCAGCTGAGGTGAGCAAGAATGCTTCTTGATAACGAGCTTGATCTTCGCCAGTACAGCTATGAAGAAGTAGAGGCTGACTTCGGTGTGTTCTGCACTGCAAGCGGCATTCGTCAATCAGCCTTGACCGACGTACTCACAGCCAGCGTTGATGCTGAAGCACTGAACACGTCTCTGGGCTGTGTGGCCTATTCAACCCCTCCTCAGGAAGGGAAGACGACTTGGATCGTGCACTACATCGCTTGGACGCTTATTCGCAATCCATGGTTGAAGATCGTGTATGCAACTTATAGCCAGTCGCGGGCGAACGCTGTCTCTCGTCAGATTCGTGGGCTGGTGCAGACATGGACTCCCTTGAAGTCAGGTAGCTCAACAGTTGAACGTTGGGAGACACGTGAAGGTGGAGGGCTGCTTGCTGCTGGCCGTGGCTCCGCTATGACAGGCTTCCGCAGTGACATGACCGTTATTGACGACCCCATCAAGGACATGCAGGAAGCGCAGTCCGAACTCATCCGGGAAACGACAGTCGAGTGGTTCAGCTCGGTAGTCCTGACCCGCATGGCATCCCTTAGCCAGATCATCGTCGTTGCGACACGCTGGCACAAGGATGACCTCATCAGCCATGTAGTCAAGCCCGACGTGCTCGGGGCCACCTACATCAACATTCCCGCTCAGGCCACACACGATTCCGCCCAGCCCGATAAAGACGGTAATGCGGACATAATCGGCCGAGCAGTCGGGGAATGGCTACCGTCTGTGCAGAACCGTTCAGCACGCTCCTGGGAGCTCACTAAGAGAGCCGTTGGAACGTATGTATGGCAGGCACTATATCAAGGTGACCCACAAGTCACAGGCGGTAGCTACATCAACGTTGACAAGATCGACATCATACCCTGGGAGAACGTCGTGTGGTGTGATGAGCGGACGGGCAGCATGCAGACGCTGAACCATGCAGTCATCATCCAGTCCTGGGACCTTACCTTCGGCACCATACAGAACGGCAAGAAGAAGAAGGCATCCAGCGGCGACTATGTGGCAGGACATGTCTGGGCTGTCATCGGCGGGACTAAGTGGGTACTCGTTGACCGGGTCCATGACCGCTTCACGTTCACCGAGCAGGTGGCACAAGTTCAGCGCATGGCTGCTAAGTGGCCGCAGACCTCACGGGTGTACGTCGAGAAGGCAGCTAACGGAGCAGCCATGATCAGCACGCTGGCTAAGAGGGCAGCCCTGATCAAGCCAGTCATCCCACAGGGGTCCAAGGAGGTCAGGGCACTGGCTATCCAGCCCGTCGTTGATGAAGGCAATGTTGCCATGCTTGACACGGTGTTCACCGAGGCCATGTTCCAGGAGTTCAGGGACTTCCCCTTCGGCAAGCATGACGACGACGTGGACGCAATGACTCAGGCAATCAATCAAGGTCGAATTGACTACTTCAAGATGGGACGATAACATGGCTACACACACACGACTCCCGGTGCCTGTTGAGCAGGAGACCGCGATGACCAAGCTGGAGGCGTGGCTGCTCACCAAGGACAGCCCGACTTACGCTGCCTACTACAATGGGAAGATGTCCTATGCGCTGCACGGCAAGGCGTGGGAGACATACATCACCGAGGCCTTCCCTGACCTGAAGAGCCAGACCACGTCTGAGAACATCTTCAAGACCGTGATTGACATGTACGCGGAGAACATCCTCCCTGTACCCGATGAGCTAAGGGGCTTCAGCAATGTGCTTCCGCCCCTTCTAATGCGTGGGGAGTGTCCTGTGGTGGTGGACTCCGCTGGCACTCCCCACTTCCCCGAGCACTTCGAGATGATCAGTGATGGCCGCTTCACCGTGGCAGCTATCTTCACTCGCAACCTGGAGCACATGGTAGACCACGTCACGTTCGCCTACAGCGACGGGCGTACTCGCCTATTCAGCAAGCCGATGCCTGAGGACATGGCAGCAGCTGAGAAGGCAGTGGAGGGCTACCGCTTCGTTGAGGAGGTGAACGGCAACACACTGTTCCGGTTCGCTCTTGACGACAAGGGCTTCGGCGCTTCGCTTAGTGCGCTGCAAGACCGGGTGAACCACAGCATCATTGACCTGACGGTCGTTGCCGAGATGTATGCACGCCCCTTCTGGTATCTGATGAACGTACAGATCCCCGCGAAGAACCCGTACATGCCAGCCACCAGCCAGCCTGATGCGGATGCCATGACGGAGCAGTCCACCGACGGAGCAGCAGGGCGCATCTTCACTACGAACAGCGAAGGCCCGTTCGGGCAGCTTGACCCACCGACCATCACGGACATGATCGCCTACCACGACAGCGTCATGGACAAGGTCAGCACCGGAAGCGGCATCCCACAGCATTACTTCAAGCCTGGGACGGGCACTCCTCCAACTGGTGTGGCCCTGAAGGTCCTCAGCAAGCGGTTCAACAACAAGATCGCCCGTATGCGGGATGACATCAAGCCACTCCTCACAGAGCTGGCTGAACTGCTTGGCATCGAGAAGACCAAGGAGATAGCTGCTCCTAAAGAGAAGACCGATGATGAGGGCAACCCCATCGAGGACACCGAGGTCAAGAAGCCCGAGTTTGAGTATGAGTTCTGGAGCACTGACGATGACCTGCTCCAGGAGTCGCTAGACGCTCACGGACTTAGCCTGTCACAGATGGGCTATCCAATCAAGTACATCGCCGAGGTCGTCACACCGGGCGTGGACCTTGAGGACTACGAGGATGACAGCCTTGGAGCACCTACACAGTTCTCGCCGGGTGAGCCGACCGACATGACTGCAATGGGTCAAACGGGGCTGCCTGCTACACCAGGACAGGTCGCTTCCTATGGTGCTAACCCCGGACAGAGAGCGAAGTCATAATGACTGCCGACGAGAAGTTTGACGAGTACGTCAGCGAAGAAGAGAAGAAGGCGTATGGCGTACAAGACGTCCTAGATGAAGCTAACTGGGAGGACGTTGAAGGCATGCGCTTCGGGATGGGTATCATACTGGGCTGCCTAGCCTTGTTCATCGCTGCTGGTGCCATCGTGGGTCTGTCATTCGGGTTCAGCATTGCTGCCATCACAGGAAAGATGTTCTAATGCCTACCATTCCAACTGGTGATCTGGAGAAGGAGCTACGCAAGCTCTACCTCCGGTGGCTGGCTGGAGTGCCACGGCATCAGGCAGACATGCCTAGCTACATCAAAGAGTTTGAGGTCAGCAGCAGGCTCCTCATCGCCCGAATGGGAGGGCAGGTGGCTAGTCTCGGTGCCCTAGCTGACTTCCCAGTTCCTAAGGTCTTAGAGCTCAGCCCAGTGGCAGGCGTCGTCTACAATGACATGCAGCAGGCAGCGATCAAGGCTGGTATCGCCACAGGACTGAACGCTACTGACACAGCACGGCAGATTCTGAACGCTGGCCTGGGACAGTCATTCAACAAGCTGAACAGGTTGGCACGTACGGAGACTGTCAGTGCCTACTGGAAGAACAGCTGGGACAGCATTGCTGACCTCCCACTGATTGTGATGATATGGGGCAGCGAAGATTCCAAGCGGACGTGCGAGTACTGCCGAAGCCGGGATGGGCTGGTAATCGAGGATGGCAGCATCCGTGACCACCCGAATGGACGCTGCACGCCCGTTCCCACCTTGCGCTCCCGTGTCAAGTACAAGGGGACGCTCCAGCCGGATGGCTCAGTAACCATGGATCCTCGCTGGGCAGACCAGAAGGTCAAGGGTGCCAAGGCTATGGACAGTGCAGGGCCATCAACTGCCGAGCAGCGTAACCCCCTGAGCGGGAAGTCTAACCCTGCTGCTCCGAGCAAGGCGCTACCGGCTCAGAAGAATAATCCGGTGCCAGCATCGGTCGCCCCCATAGACAATGACAGACTGAATGCAGCTGCATCACGAGCTAGGGCTGCCGAGTTCCAGAATGAGGCCTTCGGTCGTGGACAGTATGACACAATGTTCTATGAGGGCGCTAGTCGCAAGGCTGTAGACAAGTATGTTCTTGATGATGACTGGGCATTGAGACAGAATGCAGCATTCCGCGCTGGAAAGAAGCCCGGAGGGGTGACTGTAAAGAACCTAGACTCTGCCATAGCTGAGAACAGCCTAGTTGAGGACATTGAGCTATGGCGGGGGATGGCACTGACTGAAAAGCAGGTAGCGGCGTTCACAGTGGGATCAGATGTGAGCATGGTTGGATGGACATCCACTACCACTAGCCGAAAGATAGCTGACTTCTATGCTAAGGAGCGCGCTATGGACATCGGGAGTGGCGTGTCAGACTATTCCCTACGCATGATTCCTAAGGCTGGCACTAAGGCAGCTTCAGCCGGTGCCGAGATAATCGTAGAGAGGGGGACAACATGGCGAATCCTATCACGGAAGGACAACGTGCTGACACTGGTGCAAGTCTAAGAATGGTGGAATCAGCTGTCTATGGTGTCATAGTCATACCGACGCCTGAAGATTTAGTGAAAGAAAAGACTTCCAAGGAGGAAGACCTCATAAACACTGGCAACACGCCGGAATGAGGTTAGGGCTTGCACATCCGTGTGAGTCCATGTACCATGACAGGAAAGGAAGCCGAAATGGCTACCAGCAACGAGTCGGAATCGACTAGCACCACAGGCACCAGCACCGAGGAAACCTCGGGGCAGGAGCAGCAGGGTCAGCAGCAGAGCACTACACCCGAAACGGGTGGTCAGGAGCAGCAGCAGCCCAGCAACGAGAAGCCAGCAGAGCTTCCAAACGACCATCCTCTGGTCAAGACCCTTGCCACGCAGAAGGCAGCACTCGCAACTCAGAAATCTGAGATCACCGAGCTACGCGCTACCAGTGCCAAGGTCACACAGCTAGAGGATGAGCTCAAGGCCCGTCCTACCAAGGAAGCCGTGGATACTCTCCAGACTCGCTATGACCGCTTGGAACAGTTTCTCCAAGCAGCAGGCGGACCCCTGGGAAAGGCTCTCGATAGCCGGACTTTCACTAAGTCACTGTTTGAGTCTGACAAGGATGTAGAATCCATCGTCAAGGACTGGAACAAGGCTAACCCAACAGCCACATCACAAGCATTGAGTTCTGCAGCAGGCGAACCTTCGGGTAAGAAGCCTGTCCAGAATGACTTGCTCCGGGCAGCTATCAAGTAGCCCGACACATACCTTCAACAATGGCTCTAGGGCCGGAAAGGAGTCAGTCCAATGGCTGACATCACTCGTGCTGACGCGCTGGCCCTGCTTGCTCGTCAGGACATCAACGAGATCATCAAACCCGATCAGCACACGTCGGCGGCTCTTGCAGCCTTCCGCACCGTTCGCATGTCGGCAGGTGTGTCCCGGATGCCGGTTCTCGCCGCTATCCCGACCGCTGGATGGGTAACTGACGGAACAGCTGCTGAAGGTACAGGCGTCAAGCCTACCTCCAAGGTCAGCTGGACCAACAAGGAACTCATCGCCGAGGAAATGGCAGTGATCGTTCCGGTTCACGAGAACACTCTCGCGGACAGCAGCTTCGATATCTGGGGTGAAGTTCGCCCACTGGTGGCACAGGAGTTCGGCCGCATCCTCGATGCAGCTGTATTCTTCGGTGTCAATAAACCTGCCACGTGGCTTGACCCTGCTCTGGTGCCCGGTGCCATTGCAGCTTCAAACTATGTTGTGCAGGGTACAGGCATCGACCTTGCGGACGACATCAACGAGGCCTTCGGTCTTGTGGAAGACGACGAGTTCGACGTAAACAGCGCCTTCACCGGTCGCTTCCTGCGTCGTCAGCTCCGAGCACTCCGCGACGCCGATGGTGCACCGATCTACCTTGACGCTCTCCGTAGCGATGGCAGCACTGCCAGCATCTACGGTCAGGACCTGAACTACGTCAAGAACGGTGGATGGGACCGCGACGAGGCTGCACTGCTCGTCGGCGACAGCTCCAAGGTCGTCATCGGTATCCGTGAGGATGTCCAGGTCAAGCTGCTTGATCAGGCCACTGTCGGCGGAATCAACCTCGCCGAGCGTGACATGGTCGCACTGCGATTCAAGTTCCGCGTCGGTTTCGCTACTGCGTACAGCAACGCTCGGGTCGGCGGAGATCCATCCGACTACCCCTTCGCCGTTGTTACCGAGACCGACCCGGTCATCGGTGACGGCATCCCCGTAGGTGACGTCTAATGGCTAGCCGACTAGCAGGTCGCAACCTAGGGCTTCATGAGGAACTCAATGTTCCTGATAAGCTCACGGACAGCCCTGATGCAGTGGCTTCGGTTGCTGCACCAACCAAGGGTGAGTTTGATGCAGTGGTAACACTGGTCAACGAACTCAAGGCTGACCACAATGCGCTCATCATGGCGCTGAAGAACTAACAAGCAACATCACGAGGGGCAGGTAGCGGGTCTGCCTGCCCCTTACTTATACCATCAAGGAGGACATCATGACTGCAATCGAAGACCTCAGCACACTGCTCAGCAGCTTGCCCGGATATGCCCTCCTTACCGATCCCATGAAGAATGCAGCACTGGCAACGGCGCTAATTCCCGACGGCGATGATGTGTGGCCCGGACAGCCCGGATACGTTGACACACATGATGTCTACTGGGCAGCGCTTAGCATGCTCGGGTTTCTTCAGGCTCAGCCCTTCGTGAAACAGTCTAGTTCCGAAGGAACCAGCGTCTCTGTAGACGCTCCCAGCTGGTCTGGGCTGGCACTATACTACAGAAGCATGTCTAAGATCGCTCAGGCGACAGCGAGAGGGCCTCTCGGACTCATTACCATCCCCGGCTCTCCGCATGTTTACCATACAGACATGAGCGGAAGGGGTGACGGCAATGACGATGTCAACACAGACCTTGGATGAGGCCGGACGCATGCTTGCAGCGGCCACCCTGTTAGACTCCATCCAGATACTTACCGTCGGTCCTCCGGTGACAGTCGGTGCCACGGTCACCCGAGCACTTACTCCCGTGGGTACGCCTATCCCAGGGCTGGTTCAAACGACTAGTCTGGCTAACGCTGTGGAGAGTCGTACTGACAGCGTCTACAGTGTCAAGGTGGCTAAGGGCACAGCCCTAGCAGCCGGACAAGCTGTGAAGGTCATCAGCTGCCTGTCGGAGCCTGACCTAGTCAACAAGGTGCTGCTCATGGACAAGATCAGCAAGAACGGTCTAGCCATGATTCGCAAGGGTGTGGCTAGTGACTTTGAGAACGTCAATCAGGAAGGCAAGGGGGGTCTCTAATGGCTGACAAGAAGCTCACTATGGGACAGCTTGCTTCACTGGCTCAGGCTGCTGCCCGAAAGGTAGATCCCACCATTGACACCAAGCTCCGCACCTTAGCTCAGGTCGGTGTCGGTATCATGAAGACGGAAATACAGAACATGCACGCGGTGGACACTGGCACGATGGTGAACAGCACCTCGGCTGAGTCCGCAGGCAAGAACACCGTCTTCATCGGCCCGACCGTAACCTACGCCACGT